GTGTGTGATGGGTGTGACGTTGAAAAGTCCTCAGCCGAAACTGTACGCAGTTGACGACAACGGAAACGACGTGTTTGAGGTTAAATTGGATCAGGCGAGAGTTGAGATTCACGATACCGACGGCGATCTGGTTTTCATCCCGCTGGACGCAGTTCCGGCCCTGATTGAGGCGTTGCAGCGGATCATGGGTGTGGAGCAAAGGAATCAGCAGACCACTGACCAGCCAAAGGAGTACACGATTGCCGATACACCGGAGGTTGGTGTCGTAAATGTGAAGCGGAACGGGCATCCTGGCCATGAATTCGATGACCGTTTTCGAGTGAATGCAAATAGAAAGGAGATTCGACTGATGGATGAAGACACGGGACTATCCATCAGTTTCAACCGCAAGACGTGGCCCGGCATTGTGGAAGCCGTTGAACGAGTCATGCAGGAGGTGGATAAGTGAGCGTTGACGTAATATCGTTTCAGGTCGATTTCGCCGCTAATGAGAGCTTTTGCGGTACAGACGGCAATGATCTGGCTCGCATGTTCTCGCTGCTGGCTGCGTCGGATGCTGGGCAAAATCACAGGATCGTCAGCGTGACGCTGCTGGATGATAATGACTGCTGTGAGTACTTACAGTTAGGCAAAAGTCATCTGGCAGCAATCCGTATTTCTATCTTGAAAGTCATGCGGTCGTTTACGTGCATCGGTGGTCCATTGAATGACAATATTCTGAAATTCAGCTCGGACCAGAAGCAATGGTTGACTGAAATTCATGAGTCATTGCGGGATATCGTTGACGACGAGGAGAAATTCCCCGGACTTGTGGGCGATACGGATTGACGAGCCGTGATTCAGTGGTACATTTGCGAGAACCAGTGACCAACAACACTGGATGGGTATTACGCTTGCGAATTCAGTGCGGGTTCAATACAGCGTAATACCCTATTATCTTACATCAGGTGACTGTGATGGATTTGACGCAGTGGCAGCGGGATCAGATCGATGAGATAATGGATTATTTCGACTTCGATCGGGTTCACAAGGTCATGACGCTGATCAACTGGCGATGGGGTCTCGGTCAGGACGCACACGTTCCTGATAAGCGGGAACTGCGATCGACAGCACGGGTCAGGCTACAGACGGCGTGTGACGAGTACAACAAAAATGGCGTGTTCAGTTGTAACTACAGCGGCGGGCTTCGTGGCGAGTGTGATGAGGACTTCGTGAAACTATCGTTCATTCTTGCAGATTGGCCGGTGTGATGGATCTGGTTGTTGCGGCACTGTTTGCCCTGTTTCTGTTCGGCGTAGCCGTGTGGGGACTCCTTTTGTTGTGGGTGTTTAGCCCGATCATGTGCATTCTAATATTGGTGTTGATGCTGGCGATCGTGTGCGGTGGTGGTGACGGAACGGATATCGGGGGTCATGTGTAATGGCTGTGGATACGAAATGGGTATGGCCCGCCGCTTCGCCAACGGGTGTTGAAGTGCTGGAAACTCCGGACGACGTTCAGGAGGAACTGGAAAAACTGTACCTCGAACGTCAGATCAAGAGTCTCGATGAGCGACTGGAGTTCCTGCACACTCGGATGATGTGGTTGACGGCGTTTCAGTGGGGCGTATATGCGATTGCCCTAATATCTGCGGGTGGCTTATTCATGCTATGGATGACGCGATGATTGATATTGTGATCACGGTGAACGTGGGCGATCTGTGGGTCAGGCGGAATGGTGTCGTGTATCGAATTGCTGACGAGAGGATTGAAGAAGAATATGACCAGCGATACGTTCTGCTGGTGCCATATAGTGTTCCGGATGGTCAAAAGGCTCGCAAGTCGTGGAAATGGGATCAGGCAGTAGCGGTAGAAATGGATAAGATCGAATGAGCATACCACTGGATGACCTGTTGCCGACCAACGATGAGTGCTTCGAGCCGGTCGACTCGGGTGAGTTCTTCACGACTGGCTCGCCGTTCTGGGAATGGGCAGACCAGCATAAGTGGATCATGCCGACTGGCAGAGATGATCGGCGGATGTTCCGTTGGGGATGGGAAGCTGCCAACTTCGAGACGCTGCTGAAGTCAGGTCTGAGCTTTTCGTTCATGGCGATGGAATTACCACAACACGCGATGGAAGCACGGGCAAAGCAGTTCGGTCGCGGTTTTCGAGAGTGTGGCAGTACAGACTTGTATCGGATGTACATCGTGTCAGGTCATAGGGATGGATTGGATGACGCCACAAAAACTAGCGAATGATATCTGCCGATGCATCGGGGCTGACTGTGCGGAGCGGGAACGCTGCCTGCGTCATCTGCTGCGGCACAACTGCGGTGAGCGTACTCCAATGGCTCCGACGTTGGTAGAACCTGGTGCCGTCAGTTGTGAGAGCATCATCAATGCTCCCTATGGGACGTGGATCCTCTGGAAAGGTGGATTCTGCCCTGTGAGCAAGGGTACGACGGTCAGGGTTCGATATGACGGCGGGAAAAGCATTGGGCGTGACGAGACGGGCATTGCTGGGCACTTCGATTGGCGGCATCAGAATCAGGATTATTACTACAATATCATTGCGTTTCAGGTGATTGAGTCGGCTGTAGAGTGAAGGATCGATATGGTAGCCACGGTACAGCAGGGAAGTGTCCGAGACTGGCCAGCCTATATGCACTTCACGCCACGAGCGGATCAGCCTGAGAAGTACGACGAGCAGACTGCGTTCTACCAGTCACAGGCTGAGGGTGTGGCTTGGCTTTTGGGGGGCAACGGCTGTACCATTGCCACCACTGCCATTTTAGATCCCGTGTCTGGAATCTCTACGCCGATCGCAAAGATTGCGGGGCCGCATCGAGTGTATGCGTTGAACCCGAAGACTGGTCGTCTCGATGTGGCATGGGCAAAACAGCCGTATCAGAAAGGGGTAGCCCCAATTCTGTCCATACGGTTTTCAAATGGTCAGGAAGTGTCTTGTACAGCCGGGCACTGGTTTTTGACTGTGAGCGGTAAATGGGTGCAAGCTGGGCAGCTTCACGAAGGTGATCGGCTGTTAGCTCCGCGTGTCGATGAATGCGGCACTCCGGAGTCTCCCCAATCGCAACCAGGCGTTTTCTCACTGCAATCTCAGATCGACCGATCATTGCAGCGATATGTGAGATGCACAGATTTTCTCGCCACCACTTGCGAATCAGTTCTACCGGCCACTGCTTTTGAAATGTCTCCGACACATGCTCTGAGTTTGAGCCAAACAGCTCAAGATTCTCAGGACGATTGTCTGTGCGGTCGCCGTTTTTGTGATGAACTACCTCAGTTGGTAAAAGGTATCGCCCAAGAATGTTTTCCATCACCAGCCGGTGTTCTCGCACGTAACCACGCTGATTGGCTCGTGGATGATCAGGGCGATGAACAAGAATGTATCCATGGAAATGGACTGTTGTTCCGGGACGTCCTGTCAACGGCTGTCGTCCGCAACGAGTGGTGTGACCTGCCGCTTTCAGAAGCCTGGACACTTTGCGGCGGTCAACATGAAGAGTTGATGCAATTGTGCGAAGACTCACGCCGTTCTTGTACATCTCAAACGCTTGATCGATTACACTTTGCACTGAATCACCCTCTCAAATGGGCATTTTCGGATACACATGAAGCGATCATTGTAACTAGCATAGAGCCAAAACCGCCACAACCATTTTATGATTTCGAAGTGCCGGGATATGGAAACTATTGGCTTGCTGGTGGAATCTCTGCCAATTCCGGAACGACAACATGCCTCGTAGCGAAGATATGCCGGTTTGTGTTAGAGACTCCGCCGCCAAGGCGAGATACGCCGTTTTGGGTGATTTCGGAGTCGTACCAACAATGCGGTTCGATGTTCGACGAGAAATTCGATCAGCAGGGCCATTTGCCTGACAACGCGATTGATCGGAAGCGGATTCAGTGGCACAAGGTCAACAACAACTGGCCGTTTCGAGTGCCTCTGAAGAGTCCTCCAGGTCATCCCGGTAAGAACTGGTGTTTGGAGTTCAAGAGCTGGCGTCAGGGTCGTGGGCAGATGCAGGCACGGTCATTAGGCGGGTTCGGGTTTATCGAACAGTTCCCATGGGGTGTGTTCGAAGAAGTGCTTCGCGGGTGCCGTGAGTACAACTTCCCCGGCTCGAAACTGGTGGAATACACGCCTGTCGATCCTGATATGTCGATCGATATTGAGGAGATGCTGAACAACGGGAAAGATCCCGGACCCGGTAAGCGAACGCCGGGTTTGCGGTATTTGCCGCACAACTGGGAAGTGTATCACGCCAATACTGCATGTGCCGCTGAGGCTGGTCACGTTGATATGGAGTGGTTCAAAGAGTTCTTCGGGATGGTCCCGTCCGAAATGCTCGATGTGAGGATGAAAGGACTGTTCGCGTCGTTCGAAGGGACGATTTACAAAGAATTCAATCCGTCGATTCACTGCATGGGCGATGAGATGTGGTCACGCATTCGTGACTGTCAGCATCGCAGAGGGATCGACTGGGGGGCAGGCCCGGAAAACGACTTTGTATGTTTCGATGACAAAATGCAGGTGCTGACCGATAGCGGGTGGAAATACTTCGCTGACGTATCCATGAATGATCAAATTATGACCATGGATATGGAATCGGAGAAATTGCAATTGCAGCATCCCACGGCGATTATCGCCAAGCCATGGGATGGCGAAATGATAACCAGTGAGCCGCGATGTGAGGGTGTTGGGTTTTCTGTGACGCCCGACCATGAGATTGTGGTCAGGTCAAGGTCGACAGAACCTCTGAGAAAGGTTACTGCAAGCCACTTTTTTGATCATCGCAACATCATGATTCCAACAACATCGCGTGGATGCGAGTCAGTATATTCTTCAATGTTTCAAATTCCCCACACTAATGGGTGTAAGCGGTTGCCTGATGTTGACCTGTGTGCATTTGCTGAATTTCTCGGTCTTTATATTGCCGAAGGGTGTCTTTCATCCCACAAGACGAATCGACACGTTTGCATAGCACAAAAAACGCACATGGAACAGGTCGTTCAGGTGCTCGATGCTTTGGGGTGGAAATATTGGAAGTCGACCAACAATCAGGGTGGTGCCCATAAGTTTACGATCGCCTCCACTGCGTTGTATGAGTGGATCAAATGTCACGAAGGTGGTAATAAATCGCGAAGCAAGCGAATTCCACGGATAGTGTTCACATGGCCAATTGAGGCAAAGCGTAAATTTCTTTCTGGTTTGGAGCTGGGTGACGGAAGAAAAAGACCCAAAAACTCCAACCCACGACACGCAGTAAGCCGTGCTATCTTTTCAACAAGTGAACAGCTTGCAAATGATATCCAGGAACTCGCTGTGCATTGTGGTATCGCGAGTAAGATCCACTGCACACATATTAAGAGTGGATACACTGGAAAAGACATCAATCTGTATAAAGTTGGTTTACTGCAATCGAAACACGCAAAAGGAAGCAAGTTGCCATTAGAAAAGACTCACTACACAGGAATTGTGCGATGTGTTTCCGTACCAAATGGCACACTGATCGTGAGAAGACCGGGGCATGTCCCGTTCGTTTGCGGAAACTGTCTATGGGGGGCAAAGAATAGTCTCGGGCAGTGGTTTCTCTACGACGAGTACGTAAGCCATGACCAGAGCAAGACGACGATTGACCATCTGGAAGAGGTCTACCATCGCTGGGAGTGGCCGGAGCACGACAAGAAGTATGGCATGACATACGCTGACCCGAGCAGCCCGGACAATATCAGAATTGCGAGCAAGCTCAGTCAGTACGTACAGAGCAAAGATGTCAAGCCGTTACAGATTGGACGAGGCAGGAACGCTGTCATTGAAGGAATTGAGCATCTGCAGTATCTGTTGAAACCTCAGGTGCCGGTAGTGGATCTGGTGACCGGTGAAAGACGACTGGAGCCGAAACTGTTCATTCATCGCAGCAACTGCCCGACGTTGGTTCAGCAGATGAAAACGTATCGCTGGGAGCGTGGTAGCGGCGGTGATCCGTCAGCGAGCAAGAACCCGAAGGATGCACGCAGAACGCCGTTGAAGTTCCGGGATCATACATGTGATGCGGCGAGATACCTGATGTTTACCGATGACGGCAGGGCCGGATTGACAATTTCGTCGGCGAAAGCTAAACCGTCTGTAATTACCCAGTCATCTGGGGTATACTTACCGGATCAGGGAGCGTTGTCAAAAATGCTGCACGCTCACAGACAGAATCGAGAGGGGAGGAATAAGTGACAGGGTTTATCGTGGGTGATTTGGTTATGCGTAGAGACTGGTCGTCTCATGTGATTCATACAGTCGAGCAAGTGGGTGACACTCGGGTGTGGCTGCGTGGCGTTGCCGCCAGTGTGCCATCACATTCAATTCGTCCAGCCACAACATTCGAGATTGCAGTGTTTCCAAGAGCAGATCAACCAGCACCAATCGTTCATTGCGGTGTCCCGTACGTCGCCCGATCGGAATATGAGCGTGTCTGCCGGGAACTGGAAGAACTGAAGGCTGCTCAGAAGCCGGTTACGCCTGAGGTGCCGATCCCGAAGCCGCCTGCATTCCTGCGTGTTGGCTGGTGGTACGCCATGGATTCAAGTGGCGAGTGGTATGCGTTTAACCAGAAACCGAAACTATATTCGGCGTGCTGGGATACCAGTGATTTTAGGGACAATTATTGCGTTACTGACGCAATGGAATGCCTTGCGTGGCCACGTGAACGATGGGATGAAGCATGTTGGCAGGTAACAGAATGAGCATGGAATCTATAGCAATCTTAGGGTGGTTATGGGCAGTCATTGGATGGTTACTGGCGATCCGAGTTGACTCACAAAAACGAGCGGCTCTGCAGTCATATGAGGTTGCGGAGCGACGACGGAAAGACGCTTTCCAGCGTTGTGATAACCTGAACGAAGCACTGGAAGTGGCTGACGCAGATGTCGTTACGCTGCAGCGGAAGTGTGACCTGCACGATACGGAATCTGCCATTGCTCACGGTGACCACGAAAAGCAGTTGGCGACTCTGCGTGACAGTGTTCATGAGCTGGAAGATCAGGTCAGTGATCTGGAAATATCACTTCATGACGTGAAGAGGCAACGCGATGACGTTACTGAGAAATATGTCGATGCAGTTGCAGAACTGGCTGAATGGCGAGAACGGGACGCATTCTTCGCAGCCGAAATGCAGCGACTCTGTGACAGTTTCGGACCATGCAAAGAATCAGATAAGCCGGGAAAGTGTAACCCGGATCAGTGTTGTTGAGATTGGGTGTGATGGAAAAGTGATCCGAAGAAAGGATGCTGCTGAATGAACTTTAATCCGTTTTTTGCACAGACTCTGAGAGAACGTGACCTTCAGTTGTCTGAAATTGACATTCGATTCTGTGAAGATAATGTCACTACCGTGTACACTGTAACTCTGGCCGATGGGCGTGTTGGCACGTTCGAGGTCGAGAATGCAGCATTGGAAAACGCCGTACTCACAAACACGGTCAACGATCTGCTGTATCCACATATTGTGAAAATGGAGTTTCACAACGATGACAAGCCTGTTCCCGAGGTTCCAGCAGAACCAACAGCAGAGACGACAGATCCAGCAGATGATGGAGAATCTCCGTCGCCTGCAGAACCAGAAGACACCAGCAGCAGCGAACCAGATCCGGGAGACGGCGACACGCCTGCAGCAGACGATGCGGGGAAGAAACCGAAATCTCGACGCCGCACTAAATAGGCTGGTCACTGCCGCAGAACAGAAATCCGCCGTAACGTCCGGAGTGGCTGATGCTGCCCGGACGTTTTTGCGTCCACTCGGCAGCTTCGGTCTTGCTCTGGCAGAACTGGCTACCGGCAGACCAATCAAAGCCGCTTCTGATGTTCTGGTCGACACGATTAGTCAGGCTGCACGATTGCTTGACCAATTGGCTCCGCAGTTGTTCGGTCGTGACAGACCTACAGATCCAGAGCAGGCAGGAGGACGCAGAACACCAGTTCCGGAACGTCGCAATCCTGAGGAGGACGTTCGCCAGTCTGGCCCAGAGTCTGGTATCCGGCTGGTTGGTGGAAATCGCGTACAGATCGTGCGTCCCGGATATCGTGCGACGTTTCGGACAGACGATCCGATCGTCACTGGTGTTATGATTCCGGTCAGGTCGAGCAATGTCCATTCGATCGGGTTCCGGATGGACTACAACAATCCGGCAACACGGTCAGAACTGATCGTGCGGTATCTGCAATCAGACAAGACTGGCAGGTCGAGAGCAAAGGTTCCTGGCCCGACGTATGCCTATCGCGGTGTGCATCCGGATTTGTTTCAGAGTTTTCGAATTGCGAATTCCAAGGGCAGGTTTGTCTGGGATGAGCTTCGCATCCGTGGTACAGTCGTTGGTCACCAGTACGCCTACACGCTGGAACGCATGGCACAGGGCTATGTACCTCGTCGGGCAGCTTTGGTAAACGGTCAACAATGGCTACTTCAGAGAACGAAAACCGCCCACTACGCCGACGGACGATCGGAGCAAGTCCGCAGCATCCACCCAAACCAGCGGATCGGGTCGTATCGCCCGTCATCCAACCGACCGAATCGAGGCAACCCAGACAGAGGACGCCCGAACCGAGGCCGGTAGTCACTGAACCAACAATTTGTACTGGATCCAGTACAAATGCAGTGAGGTGGTGTAAGCTACTGATCATAGCCGGTCTATGGATCTCTGTTCCCGCGTACATTGTCGGAAGTGTGACTGTCGGTCTCGATCAGGTGATGTATCTTGGATCGATCCGAAGTCTGCTTCTGTGGGGTTCATTGATTGGTGCTGTGGTTGGTCCGTTCGTGGCGTTGACTGGCTGGTCAGTATGGTTCTGGGAGCGAGACTGATGCAGAAGGGGCCAAAGGGTGAGCGTCACCTGTGTGCTGGGTGTGGCGAGTGGCACGCTCCGCATTGCCCTGACAATGCCACGTTGGTTCCGATGTGTCCATCATGCTGGGGTAGGATGAACATCAATGCAAAGGCATTCATGATCAGCCAGATGAACAACTCAGCGACGATCGACGCACTGGCGAATGTGATCCTTCGCGGCATTGATGGTGCCATTGCTGATATGGTTCGTCAGCGGCTTGAGGAACGAGGCAGAGACTGGAACTAGTGAAAAATATTCCAGTGGTTCAGTAAAATTTCTCTGCCAATTATTGACAGTGATTCCTGTTTACCGCAAACTATTGTAATTGCCCACATATAAGGGCCATTACGGAAGCAATGGTAGAGGAAGCATGGAAGCAACCGACACACTACCAGAAACACTGATCCCTAAGGATGGGGAAATGCAGCCGGAGTACGCGATCCGGTTTCATGAGTCCATGATGGACACAGTGCCCAACACGGACGAACGGAATCGTCTGTGTTTTGATACATGGCGAAAACACAAAGGTGATGAGCCGGAAGTTCTCTCTGCTCGGAAGTATCACAAAGCAGAAGAGTACGACGAACGGCGAGATATCCCGGTGTTTTGCGAGCATGAAATCCCGGCACGCACTAGCCGGGCGGGCAAGAAGATTCCTGCTGTCCGCTACGACAAGAAAAGTCTCGCCTCAATTGCGAAGAACATGAATCGCAAGATTGAGGACGTTGGCAGGTTCTGCCCGATCACAAATGGGCACACAAGCGACGATCCGAAAGCAGCCACTCCTGAAGTGGTTGGCTATGCTGGGGCGTTCCGCCTTGGGATGATCGGCAATAAGAAACCACGATGGGCGTTGTTCAACGACGAATACCATCGCAAGGATCGTGCGGATGTATTGAGACATGCTCGCGGTCGGTCTGTTGAGATTCTGCCGATCCCTGATGTCCATCAGCGTGAGTTCTACCCGATTGCGGTGTTGTCTGCTGACGAGCCGCGTTTGGAACTCCCTCCTGCCCGCTACGCACTCAAAACAGAAGCCAATGGTGAGCAAGTGGAAGTTGAACGCTACGCAATGGTGATGCCCGGTGGTAACAGCACTTTCATCCCGTCTGACAAGTATGGCGATGAGAAGGAAGTAGACCTACCGACTGGAACCATTCGAGCATTACTGACTGCCCTGCTGCAGTCACAGCCGATGCAGTGGGTGCTGTCAAAAATGGAGCAGGAAGGTGCGACTGGTGGTGTTTCACCACTGGTTCATCAGGCTCCAGAAATGGCACAGCCAGAACTTGATGATGTAGCACAGGGGATGCCTTCAGGTGGTCCTCCTGCTCCAAATGGAATGCCTCCCGGTGGAAGTCCTCCGGCGATGCCTCAGAACATGAGTCCTCCTCCAGCCAATCTGCCGAAGCCACCATTACCCTCTGGTGGCCCGGCAGTTGGTTCTGGTGGTGGTGCTCCTCCTCAGTTTCCGCCGAAAGGGAAGCCGAACATGGAAGATCAGGACAAGTACAGCAAGATCGAAGAACGTCTCGCCCGTCTGGAGTCTGAGAATCAGACTCTGCGAGATGAACTGACCAAAGAGCGAGCACAGCGAATTGGCGTGAGCCGGTACAGCGTTCTCGCTGATCTCTCTCGGGAGTTCGAAATCAACCTCGACAAAGAGAAAGACCGCACTGCAGCGATGTCAGATGATCAGTTCACGGATCATGTCGGTGTGATCAAGGATCATTACCGACGTCGTCCTGAGACTGTTGCTGATTACTCCGCACTCACTGGTGCCGGTCGTCAGACTGACCTGACTGGTGCTGTCGAAGAACTGAGCAAGGATGAGTCGGACGCGGTGTGCAAGTACGCCATGCAGAACGGTGTCGACTACGTCATTGCACGCGATCGATACATGGCGGACAAAAAGGCTGGCAAAATCGCTGGCTGAAAATACCCATACTACCGGGGAATGAGTCTCCGTTTCGAGCACATGTGAAAGGAATCACAAATGTTTACAGCAAGTGCGGATATCCGCCCTTCACGGTTCGTGAAAATCAGTGGCAACTATACGGTTGCTGAATGTGACGCAAATGAATGGCCGATCGGGATTTCTGCTGAATACGGCGAGAATGCTCCGATCCCAAGCCAGTCGACTGAGTATGTCGCGGACTCTGGGCACAGTTGCCCGGTCTACACCGAGTCAACACCGATTGATCAGCCAGTGCTGTTGATTCTCGGTTCCGGTGGAGCGACTGCCGGTGTTCTCCTGAAATCCGACACGAATGGTGCTGGTGTTGCCGTAGCGTCGAACAACGACATCTACGGTGCTCAGGCTATGGAAGCCGGTTCGTCCGGTGAAGCAATTCGCGTCCGCATTGTTCGTGGGTACTACGGTGCCTGAAAATGGCCACTAGAACGGGCATTACGCCACGTTTCAAAATACACTGTGAAAGGAATCACAAATGGCAGCTTTTCTACCAGGTGGCAACAATACGTTTGTGCCATCACATGAGGCCAGTAATAAACTGGTCGTTGACTTTGCACGATCACCGAAGTCATTTGCTCTTGCTGACTACACACAGATCGTGAAAGTCAAGAATCGCGTTGGTTACTACCAGAAGATGAACATCGACGAAGCCGGTCGCGTGATGAACGACGAAGGCAACGAATACAACTGGGCAGACGGTGAAGTCGCTCCGGGTGGTCGTGCTGGAACTCGGGAACACGAATACAAGCCGTTTCTCTGTGTTCGCAAGGCGTTCCCGTTCACTCTCGGCCAGCAGGCTGTTGGGCAGGCAACGTGGGATATCGTTGCTGCTCACGCTCGTACACACGCCCAGAAGGCGATGACCGTGCGAACGATGAAGGCTGTCAAGGTCGCCACAACCACTGGCAACCATCTCAGCACTCACGTGATCGATATTTCTGCTCTGTCCGGAAACACCGGCACATGGGCAGCGAGCACGACGGCTCGAATGAATATCAAGCGGTCCATCAACACCATGATTCAGAGAATCCTTGATGATACTCTGGCTGCAGTGGATGTTGATGACTTCCGACTGGTGATCAATTCGACTCTGGCACAGCAGATCAGCGAGTGTCAGGAAATCGTCGACTACATCAAGGGAAGTCCTGACGCACTCGATCAGATCAAGGGTGAACTGCGAAGAAGCAACCCGAATGCTCAGTTCGGTCTGCCGGACAATCTCTACGGTGTCAAATTGTGTGTTGAGAAGACACGCAAGGTGACCAGCAAACGACGAGCCACCTCGGCGAAGTCTCAGGTTCTCGCCACTGCTACGCCATTCATGGTTGCTCGACCGGGCGGGCTGGAAGGTGTCGCAGGAACTCCATCGTTCTCTGCAATCACCGCGTTCATGTATGAAGAAATGACCACCGAAACGAAGCGTGACGCTGATAACCGTCTGACTTCAGGTCGCGTGGTTGAAGACTATGACATGGTCCTGACCGCTCCGGAAGCTGCCGGAATGTTCCAGAACGCTGTCTGATACCTGACATCGCCGAATAGCTTTGCGCTCAATTGAGCGCAAAGCTCCTGTTTCCAAAACTCATGGAAATTGGAAAGGTGGTGATCCAGTCTGATGTTGGGGAGATAGTGAATCATGGCTGAGTACGTCACAGCGAGTGACCTGATGATGAGATTCGATGAGCGAGATATTCAACAGCTCGTCGTCGATGACTTGTCAGATCCGACTGTGGTGGACGTGACTAGCAATAGTCGAGTTGATACGGCGATCGATGACGCTGAGGGTGAGGTTGTGGCGGCATTGCGAAAAGCGGGCCGTTACAACGCTGCGGAACTGGCGGCGCTGACAGGAACGGATCTGGCATATCTGCAGAGGATTATCTGTGAGATTGCCATGGTTCACCTGCTACGCCGAAGACCGAACATGAAGCCCGAGGTTCTCGAAGCATACGAGAAGATTCGGAAAAACAATATCAAGGATCTGCAGGATGGGTCGTCTATTGTGACGGCTGACGAGCCTGCTGATCAGGCCGCAAGTCTGACGTCCGTAGATGGTCCGACGATCACTGAGTGGAATCAGATGAACTTGTGGCGAGACAGGTCACATTACTTTCCCGCTCGTATGGAGCGACAAGGACGATAAAAGATGCCATATTGCCCATACATTACGGGTGCTGTCACCGTGAAGGTGAACCTGCGGGACGGCGACGGGTTCCAGACGCTGGGATACAGCCCGGACGGCGTTTCCGTTGAAGAGATGTTCTACAAGAATGATATCTACTCTGATCGAATGGGTGGCACGTCAGGCCCTCCGATTGATCGACAGTATCTCGGCAAGTCTGCCCGCATTCCGCTGCAGCTTGTTGAGTACGATCTTGATGTCGTCAAGAAACTGCGGATGGCACAGCGGTCTGAAAACTGGTCAGCGCATGCAATGGGGGAAATTGTCGACATTGGCGGGCTGACAACGTGCGGTAATCGTGCGTTCCAGATTCTTCTGACCGGTGCATCGGATGTTGTTGCGGTGGCAGCAGACGCCAACGCCATTGTGATGACTCTGCTGAATTACCCGAACTGCTGGTTTGATGGCCCTGTTCGATTTCCGATCGGGTCCAAGAACACTGTGTTCGAGTTCGATGTTGTGGCTCATCCATGGACTACTAACACGGCTGTCAGTGGTGACGGCAAGACTCGACTGTTCATGCAGAATAATCACCTCGTTACCAATCTGCAGACGTATGCAGGGACTTCGCAGACAGCATGATCCTAAATTTGATTCGACGCTGGATCTTCAATCGCAATCGCTACATTTACCGTTTTTGGAACGGGCAGCGAATTGTGCTTGGAGATCCAATGGTTCTCTGGCGTGACCTGAACGCTCACGAAGAGTACAGGGAAGATGACCTGAAACTCGTGGCGGTTGAGGGTCTGCGAGATAAAATCATTGGAAAACTGGCAAAGGTGTTTCGGGATGTGTTTCATGTGCAGCAAGTCGGCGACGGCGGATTGACGGAATTAGAGTGTGTTGAGGAACTTGCGAGATTCCTTGAATACTCCAGTGTTCAAAAAAAAAGTACAGAACTGACGCCGATCTCATCGCCGTCTATGGAACAGGAGTTCTTGGACGAGTCAGCCACGAGCAGCGATACGGTCTCTACCTGAACTTGCATCGGGTTTGTGTCTGGCAGGCATTTTCAGTGGCTCAGGGAATTGGTGTGACGTTTAGTGGTGCTGACGCGGAATTTTGCAAACAGATGGTGGAGAATGATTTCGCCATCGCAAAAATGGTAGCAGCGAGCCGGAAGAGAAAGAGTAACAGTGAATAACTTTCTCCAAGACCTCTTCCGAATCATCAGTAACCCATACGGCAACGTGACGCAGCGTGTCACGAATGCTGCCCTAAGAAATACGTTTCAGGATCGCCTGAACCAGACGGCAGGCCAGATTGCTCCGCGTGCTCCACGAGAAGTGTCGAGTGCGGATGAAACGGTTGACCAGATTGTCAGAGAATTTACTCTCGGTCCCGTTGGCGACATGATTCGAATGCTGGGGGCACAAACTCCGCAGAATATGCCGCTTGATGAGGCATCAACCAGAGCATTCGTAAAGATTGCTGAACGTCAGGGTGTGACGCTGGAGCAGATTCGGGCGTTACTGGAACACGATATTGATGATAGTATGCAGGGTGTTCCGGGTTCTGGTTTGGCACGGTTTTCATTTCGTGGCCTGACTGACGAATTGCAGGGTGTTGCGAATCGATTGTCACACAGCATGACGATCGGAAATCTCTCGTCATTGTTTCCAGAGATTGAAGCGGAGCAGTCTCCGGAGGCTCGAAGGCAGCGTGCTGATGCTGAGGAAGCACGTGCGATTCATCCTGCTGAAGAACGCAGAACGAACGCTTTCCTCGATCGTATCTTCGAGCGAATGGCCGGAATCTTCGGTGGTCCTCGCATGGAGCAGACACTCGGGCGAGCGTTGGAAAAGACGTTCACGTATGTCGCCATGCGATCTGATGGAGTAGAACAGACTGGCCAACTGAAGGGCCGACGACGAGGCGAGATTGAGGAACGACTGCGTGAGGGTGGCCTGTTCCCGACGTCGGTGAGAGAGTCGCAGCCGAAACAATCGGCTCTCGAAAAACTGATGGGCACGTTCGCGGATTTCATGGGCGTTCCGGGCATGGACCTGAACATGAATTCCGAGGAGCTGAAAAACGCTGTCGATCAGTTAACGGAAGCCACTCAGGGCAGCACGACGGTTATTGGAACGCTCGTCAATCGAATGCGGCCTTTGGCTGTGAGGGCAGGGCGAGTTGCTGCCAAAGCTTTGAGGCGTGTGAATCGTGGCGTGCAGAGGATGATTCCCGCCCGATATCGTGCTGGTCTGGCACAACTGGGGGCACGACTGGGAACCCGTGTGGCTACACGTTTCGGGGTAAATCCCGTAGTGGCTGCAAGGTTCGGGGCTGCGATTGGTCCTGCTGGTGTGGCTCTCGGTGCAATGGTCGCTGGTGCGTCAGTAATTGGGTCTGCTGCATCTGCGACATACAAGGCACTGTCAGCGTTGGCAAAGCAGTCTTACGACACGACTGTTAAGCTAGCGAATTACAGTGGTGTACTCGCTTACGCCAATTCCCAATTGCAGGTCGGTCGAGTGTTGCGTGACATTGAGTCTGCAGGAGAAATAAGCGAAACAGGGAAGGATCGCCTGAATGCCCAAAATCGTCTCGAAGAGGCTATACAACCTTGGTCCGACATGATGTCAAATCTCGGAAATCGAATTGGATCATTCGGGGCAAACTTCCTTGCATCAACATTTGAAACAGCGACGGAAATCAAAAACACAATTGGTGAGGGGATTGAATGGTTGCAGGATTTGATTCCTGCCATGAAAGATAATGCTGATGCAGTAAAACAAGACATAAAAGAACGAAGGCGGTTTGGTGACCAAAATGATGCTCCGATCCATCAATGGCACAAGCAGATGCTGGAATCGCCATTTGATCCAGCCAGAAATGCTCCGCGTAAGCCGATGGGGCCACTGCCATGACTGAATCTATTCTCAAATACAACGGCATCGAGCTGCGGAATGTTCAGACATTGAGTCTGGTCGAAACGCCAGTCTATGACGATTCAGGCCAGCAGTTGTTGTACAACAAGATCAGCCTGCGAGTGCTGGGATATATCACCAAAGATAATCACAGTTCGATCGGGTTGCATCCACATATGGGCGAGTCGTTCTATTACGGCTCAACACCACAATATGGGGCTGGTGCCAGCCAGATGTTCAAGGCATTGCACGATCTGTTGATGGCTCCTCGTCGGCGTCTGATTTATTCTACAGCACACACCGGATACGCATCGCAGACGTTTGTGTTGTTTGATGTTTTGCCTCCGCAGAATCTGTCGACCAAAACAATTGACGATACTGCAGATGCTCTGACTCGTGACACCTCCAATGGAATTACGGGTGTTCCGGATTACGAGTCGATTCCTGTGTACCAGATGAGTGGTATGACTGATATGGCAGGTGGTCCAATGCCAAAGTCCGCAAATATCACAGGGGTTGCCAATAATCAGGTGTGGCGTGTCGAGTTTGAAGTTGAGTTCAGTATCGTTCCAACCTGTTCACAGAACCCATACCCATACAGTGCCGCAGGAACGACGCGATATGGTGAGGATGTAGGTAGTGGGGGGCAGTATTTGTATCAGTCTGGCCTGATGAACAGGACGAATCTGTTCATCGGAGCACAGCGTAAACTAGGTGTTCTCAGCCATCGATGGTCATGTCTGGATCGATATGACGAAGCAAATTATCTCGTCAGGACGTACACGGGATCTGTCACACTGGCGAACCCACATTGGAACCCGAACGATTATCGCCAATTGACCATGCCGCCATTGGTTCCGGGAATGCGGCGGGATGCTGTGGAATACAAGGCGTCCGAGGATGGGCTGAAACTTCATTACACAATCACTGACAAGGAAGTGACGATCACCCCGCCTGCTGGATGTGCCGATGTCAATATCTCACACACTGAGGCTTCTGTTCAGTTGGGGGCAATCGTCAACTTCAATCTGCGAGTCAACCTTCGTGGCGAAAAGACTTCCAGTCTGCACACGATGAATCGGATTGCCGTTGCTATCGTGGAATCTCGCCTGAATTTGACACGTGCGGATCAGCCGGGTGAAAGCGTTGCGACTCTGGTAGATCAGTATGAAATCACGTCTGAACAAGGGTCGAACCAGCAGTTTATGTTGTCGTGTATTGTGTCTGGTCGCAGAATGCGTGGCAACGCAAATCTAGCAAACCCGAATGGAATTCCGGGCCAGCATTTCAATGTGATCAGCAATGCAGTGTTTGCAAGACTTGGGAAAGGCCCAACAGGGACACAACTCGATTCTTACAATAATATGCGAGCGTTGGGAAACCGAGAAATTGGCGACAGTGGCGTATTTGAGCAGCCATCTCCCGATCCGAGCTATGTGCCGACGCTGTCAGCATTGCACGCAGCGATCAATACTCCCTGTGATCCGAATTTCGGATTCGACACCAGTATTGATACGGAAACAGAGATCGATGTTCGGGTTGATCGACAGGTGAATATTTCCGAGACGATTCCGGCATACGATTACGATGCGATCTATGGATATTACGCTCCTCAGATTCTGAGTGAGATTTACCAGAACCTTCCTGACTCTGCGGACCTGCTTCGATACACGCCGGATGCGTACAAGAATGTCTATTCGCACTACGACATTACGTCGCAGTACAATACAGCCACGTCATCGATTTCACTGCCGGTAGCTGCTGCAAAGACAACACAGACCAATCAGGGATTGAGCGATACGGTATTTGTGGATATTGGACAGAAACAGCGGACCCGAACAATTCGTATTACTGCTGAAAGGCTGAACACGCTGCCGATTCTTCCCAAAGTGCCAGACACATTTGAAGAGGACACCGGGATTTATCTTGGTCAGGGGCAGACGATGAAGATTATGCACAAGAAGATTGACCAGAAGGTCATTTATCAGAACCCTGTTCCGACAGCAGATGGTGAGTTGTTGTTGTATACGACGCAACTTGAGGTACAATACGCAATCGATCGCGAGCCGATTTATCATCGCTTCGGACGTCCTGAATATCTGCGGGTTACTGATGATACTGCCAGAGCGTTTATGAAACGCCTGGAATCAACAGCTAGCCCGCAAAACCCTGATGATATTGGGGTGTTCTCTGGATCTTGGAACTTGTGGCAATAGGAAAGGAATCCTGAAATGGCTGATATGACGACTACGACGGCATTTGCACATGCTCCGTCTACGGCAGATAAAACTGCAATCGCTGGCAAGGTGGATGATATCCTGACACTGCTCGACACCGCAGTGACCAATACTGTCAGTGGAACGGCTCAAGTCGACACCGCAACTATTGCTGGCACTCCTACCGGCGGAACGTACACACTGACGTTCACAGACGCGATTTATGGAGCACGCACAACTGGTGCGATTGCTTTCAACGCTGTGGCAGCGACTGTTCAAACCGCAATCAGACTGCTTGCAGGATTGAGTCTGACGACTGTGTCAGCCAGTGGAACAACGCCAAACTTCACACACACAATCACATACAAGGGCACTCAGGCAGCAATCACGCTGACTCGTACCAGCAGTATGACTGGTGGTACGAACTCGCTGACCGTCGCGAATTCCACTCCGTATGCCGAACTGCCGCATCTGTCGCAGTCTTCATGTGATTTGATGAAAAACAAGCTCATCGATTGGTGTGAAGAGTTGGCGTCAGAACTTAAGTGAGATTGATCCATGACGCAGCGACAGCGACGGGCAACGAAAAAACTGGTCCTGCAGCGGGCAAAGGCTTTGCTGCAGGCATCCAGCCCTAAGTACGCAAGTCGCGTGTTCATCATGGCGGGTGATGTACTGCCGGACAATATCCGTGACCATGACCTGATCACGGTCAGTATCACTGGTGGTCGGTATGGTTATTCTGAGCAGGCAGGTGCCGCCGGGATCGTCGTTCCGTATCAGGGAACAATGCGTGTTTCGCTCTGGAAGACGTCCCGGATCGATCGCAATGGAACGGATGAGGGTCTGCTGACGTCGCCAGATGGGATATTGGATCTGCAGCAAGATGTGTTGAAATCGCTTCTCGGGAGCTTGCTTCCAGCGACGACGGGTGCTGATGCTGGAATTCCGATATTAACTCAGCAGATCTATGCCATCAGTGACACAGAGGTGACACGCACTTCTGATTCTGTCACAGGCGTGACTCCCGGTGGCGACATGTCACAGGCTGTAATGTCGATGGATTTTGGTGTCGATTTTCACTGGGACTTGGATCAAGTGTAACCGATGGCAATTGAACTGCGAGCCACAGTTAACGACAGCAATAGCCCGGATGATGCTCCGGTAGCGTTCCTTCTGCAGGATGTGGATGGTCGGGTAGATGCCCTGATTGAGAAGCATCACACGCAGGAATTGTTTCAACTGTTGTGCCCGAATGCTGCCGTGAATGTGAATCGCGGGAACAATGTTCTGATTCACAATTACGGGCAATTGCCTGTTCCAAAGATCAACCAGATTGTCATTCCGACTGGAGCGACTCGCTGGTCCTATGGTCTGCTGCTGGCGACGACTAAGATCAAAGATGCGGCGTACAAGCTCGCGTCAAAGCACAACAACAAACTGAATCTCCACTACAGTGCTCGGCGATCGGATGAGACTGACGATACAGTCGAAACGAAGCATGAGTTGAAACTAACTGTAAGTCTGCTCCCGGCCAGATCAATCACGCCGATGGAGCACAAGGAGATCGACACCAATAGCTCCGAGCTGTGGATTGTCCCGGTTGTTGATCAGCGGTATTGGTGGCAGTTTCTGAATACCGGAGCACTGGCAGACAGTCTCGACCTTGGTGCAGAATCTGAAATGACTCCCGATGACCTGATCACATCACTGGTCGGCGTTGCTGGCAGTTCATATCTGGAACCGCTCGGGGAGAATCCAGCAGGTCCGCCACCGTCGTACACATGGCTTTACAATGTTCGGAATATCGATACAGAACCGATCTATGACAAGCTGCCGACATGCTCTACAACCAATGATTATGAGAATGTCCCTATCGTGCTGGACAGCGTGCTTGCTCACTACGGACAACGCCTTGTTGTAGATATTGGCCATAGTGATGGTGAGGAGACGATTGACCCAGATCCTCCATTCAGTCTGATTGCATCAACAAAGAATATACCCGTCACGAGATTCGCTACCGTCGACGGCGAAAACAGCACATACATCTATGACAAAAACGTCGAAGGCAAGGTAGGACTGTGGCAACCGAAGTGGAATGACACGGATGCAACTCTAATTCCTGTAAGAAACATGGCTTCAGGGTTGGTTGATGCAGGTGAACCGCTCGTTGTCGGTGGATTTCTGGCAACTGAGTTTCCGCAAGTATTCGGAACGGACGTAAAGCCGAACGTCGATTTCTCTGAACTTCATGAGGCGTACAAGTATTACTCCGCTCCAGAGTCCGTGCAGTTCGCTGTCGATGGGACGACCGAATTCACCACTCGGACTGCATCTTCGCAGGCGTACCGCTACCCAACGCAGTCAGGCGTAACACATATCTGGCGACTGTCATGGCTGGAGAAGGTTACAGACGAAGCAATTGACCAGATTGCAAAGGATTACTACTGGCAATTCGCCCGAATGTTTGACGTCACATTTGCAGGGGTGCAATTGTGGCAACAGACCATCTGGGATGATTACATGGTGTTTCGCCAGACGTACAACGAAAAGACGGAACGCTACGATGTATTCACAAGGGTGTGTTCCCGTCAACCGAATATGATCGGTGAGTGGGTCCGCAACGGCGACACAGAACTGCATGTGTTTCTCGGTGAAACACTCGAAGGATCGACGTCCGCTCGCAACGAGGCAACATCAGTTCGGTGTTATGTGTACTACCCATCGAAAAAGCGGGCACACACAGTTTCAATCAGTGGCTCTCCAACAGGCGGAACATACACGCTGACATTTGTTGATGATGTGAATGGCACGAGAACGACTGGAGCAATCGCAAGAAATGCTACCGGAACAACTGTTCAAACTGCGATTCGTGCATTATCCGGCTTAAGTACTGCCGTTGTAAAAACTACTGGCACATCTCCAAATGTTACTCATAAACTCATTCTAAACGAAGAGAATGCGTTTGTTACAGTCTCCGGAACCAGCAGCATGACAGGTGGCTCTCCAGCACTAACGATTGGGGAATCATTTGCGTTTGGGTTGCAGTATGGGCATCAGCAGGTGCGTGCTTACAATCGATTCACATCAACAGCAGAAGAAGGCACGTATGGTATTGTAAAACCAGAAGGCAGCGAGTTATTTTTTCGATGGTTAAACTGTGAACCAGATGAAGACTGGGAAGCACCTGAAGAAATTACGATTGAATAGCCATGCAGAACGGTAAATGCTGCTTGTGTGACAGCCTTGATGTGCTTCCAGCTTTGTTTGGGCGTGGAATTCGGACTGGTGCGCCGCTCAACTCCGACACAACACTGGACTCGCTCGGATACACTCGCGAATGGGCACCGGCGACGTATGACCCATACGGAGTGACCAGTCACGCTATCATTGTGACTGATGCTGACGTTGCTGCCGGATATCACTACACGACCGGAACACCTTTGACAGAGACTTACAAACGCTGGCTAACATACAAATTGAAACCGTACAGAATCACTCTTGGAATTGCGACAGACCCTCCAGTCTCCACGGGGTTTCCGCCATATAGGCCGTTTCTCTATCGGCATCTGCAGCAGTATAACGCGGTCAGTTGGGCGATGACACCGACACAGGCGAGAGACATAGGACCACCAGCACAGGGACACGCAGGGCGGCTCATCGAAACTCAGCCACAGTATTTGTCGACAATGATGTTCTATCGTGATATGACTGCGCCGAGTGCGCCCATGTTCATCAATGGGGTCGGTGCTCCACCTTGGGAATGGTTCGGGTATTGCACACATGTGAGATTTATGGTCGACGGTGAGGACATCACCGGGCCTCTCGCTGTCAACATGGGGATCAATACCTACACAAACAGCAACCGATATCAGGCTGCAGCGGGTCCAGACACAGTGTCGATCCCAGATGGTATCGATTTAACGGACGCTGTGATCGAAATCGACCTTTGGCATGAAATTACATTAGGTGGCAGATCCACATATGAGCTCGATGGTACCGACCCGGAGGGGTCGACATGGAATGGTGGTGGAACTGCGGCAGGCTGGCACATTTGCAGCATGTACAATCAGACGTTTTCCCCAAATGTCTTTAGTATTCCGAGCGTCGGAGGTTTGGTATTCACCGGTGGCAATGCGAATCGTTTAATACCTGCCAATCGAACGATCGTTCTCGAATTTGATCGGCAGGCTCCCGGAGGTGCCAGCGTTCTGCGACTGGAACCCCAATCAGGATGGACACCAGCCACCGTGCCATACGACGGCGCAATCACGATGACTCATTCTGCTTCGAGTGATATCGTGGAGTTCGTCTATTCGCAGGAGGTGCCCTGCATCGCCATCTACAGAACGACAGCAAACAACACGCCGACTGGGTACGTTGGATACGCCAGATACTATCCAGTCGACACTGATCATTACGAACCTGTTCAAGTATACCAGAATGACGTGACTGGGATTGTGTCTGTGGAAAATCCAGTTCGAGGTATTTGGAGACCGAAAACAGCGACGGTCTTTCGTCTTGCGGGCCGACGAAAAGGCGGCGGTTTTTTTGGTACCATGGAAATCATCGGTTCACCGGGATCTGGCAGAGACAAAGATTCAGTTTATTACGACCGGTTCCCATATGAAATCACGGTATCGCTGCAATGAGTGGAATTTGTGATCATCGTGCATCTCAGCGGCGAGCTTCATGCTGTAGCAACATGTTGTTGCAGCGGTGGATTTGTCGCTATCTGAAGATGGATTGCGTAATGACGGAGGCTGAATCGTTAAGGCAAAAGGAAAATATGCCAGAGGGGCGGCAAAAGACTTGGGATGAGTCAGTTGCTGTTTGCGAAAAATGCCCACACAACACGGCAAAACCAGTAAAACTGTAATGAAAACGATTCCGTATTCGTTACAATAACCGAGAAATTTCTTTCCTCAGGATGGGTCGGTACATGGCAGGGACGCTATCGGCTGACGCTTTCGCGATCCAATTGAATCCTCAGTCACGAAACGCAGAGAATGCGTCAAAGTTCGTGCGTGAGTGGATGGAGTCGCGTACAGATCCATCGTCCAAGGCTCCCGGAATGCCGCCCAATTACGGGCAGGACGCGGTTCCGCACCTGCTGACGTTTCAGTCTCTCGTGGGAACGTACAGCCGAGCGTATATCAGCCCCGATGAGGCGATCCGCGACAGTATCGAGAACGCCCACTTGATGCGGAAAGATATTGGCATTCTTGAATGTATCGAGAATCGCCAACGTCTCACTGCGTTGCTGCAGTGGGAAATCAAACCTGAGGACGAAAAGAACGTCTATCAGGTCAGTCTGGCCAACGAGCTGACACGCATGATCAGCCGCATCAGTCAGTTCACGCAATACAAGCACTGGCTGATGGATGCAATTTGGACAGGCAGATCCGGAATTCAGCACAAGTACGGATACGTCAACATCAACGGACGTCAGAGGCTGATTCCGACTGGTGGCGATCACCTTGACCATAATGGCTGGATGCCGGTCAATGGTGACAAGATTGTGTTCCGGTATGACGACGGGTTCCGAGAAGTTGGGAAAGACGATCCGAACGTCTATGCTCACCAGATGGGACTGAAAGTCTCGTCAATGCATGGCAATCAGGAGTCTCGGATTGGTGGTCACTACAATCTGGAGCCGATTGGTGACGCGATGGCCGTGTTCCTGAAGCCATGGGAACGCGACACATTCATCGTTCATAAGCACTACATCGAAGACGCTGATTTTCATTACGCTCATTTTGCTGGCTCGATTCACGGCATCGGTATTCGCTCCCGTATCTACTGGGAATGGTATCTGAAGCAGCAGGCGTTCGCGTTCCTGATGCAGTATCTGGAGCGGTCTGCCGGTGGCATTGAAGTCTGGACATATCCATCTGGTGACGACAAGGCTCTCGCTGCTGTTCAGAAGGCTGCTTCTGAGAAGATGGCCAATGGTCGAAACATGGTGTTTTTCCCGAAACCGCTCGGGGAAGATGCTCCAATGTACGACTTTCAGGTCATTGAGCCGGGAGCGATGGGGCTGGATATCATCCAGAGCATCGTAGAGCGATACTTCGGCGGACGGCTGAAGCGATATATTCTCGGTCAGGAACTGAGCACAGAATCGCACGCTACCGGGCTTGGGTCTGGTGTTGCTGATGCTCACATGGACACACTGAGTCAGATCGTTCAGTTCGACGCGAATAATCTCGAAGATACCATCACTCGTCAGCTTGTGCGATACCTGCAGCGAATTAACTTCCCTGAGACGCTGGGCTGGCACATGCAGTTCAAGCTCAAGACGAAGGATGACAAGGTTCAGGAACGCCTTGACTCGCTGAACGCTGCCTACCAGATGGGTTGCGGAATTCCTGAGTCTGAAGTGTTTAAGTCGCTGGGAATTGCATCTCCTCGTGCTGGTGAGAAGGTTCTGTCGATTCAGACGCAGCAGCAGTCAATGATGCCGGGCATGATAGCTGGTCAGGCTCCTGCCGGTGGTCCGCCACAGGAAGACGAAGAGAAACCAGATCTGTCGTCTCTGCTGAGTGGTCTTTCCGGCGAGCAGTACGCTGTTGATGGTGACAAGGATCTGTACGGACCTGAGCGAAAACTGTTTGACGACGGCAGGAAGACGCAGCAGAAACTGTACAAGCAGGAACACTGGATCACAGTGCATCCGAACGGCCCTGACAGTGAAGGTCAGCCGGTGTTGATTTCTGGTGACGGCAGAATCAAGGCTGGTATGGGCGGGAAGTTCAACGGGCAGCATCTGCATGAGGCAGTGTCAAAATCAAAAGAAGAACCGAAACCGAACTTTGCGCTGGATCCAGCGCAAAGTGAGCAGCCATCGCAGCCTGAACCTGCCCCCGCACCACCAGAACCGCCTGTAGCTCCGAAACGCCGTATGGTCGGTGGTGATCCAAGCAAGATGAAGCCGGTCGGCACGACTGCTCCTCCTGCTCCTGTAGCGGCAGCACCAAAACCTGAAATGCCGCAGTTGAGTGTTGAGCAGCCTTCCAATGAGCCACAGCAATCACCGCCTGAGCATGGTTCTCAGAATGGGAACACGCCCACGCAGACTGTCCTGAGTGCCATTAAGCAGGCTGCTCCGGATATCATCAATGGCGGCATGGCTCAGATATCGGACATTCGGAAGAACCTGTCAGGAAAGATGTCTCAAGAGGACGCGGATCGAGTTCTCTGGCAATTGGCAGCAGATGGCAAACTGGCTTTGCATCGATTCGATCGTCCGATGCTATTGCCTGAGGAACGAAGAAACACTGAGCTGTTGCGTGATCCGGATGACCCAAACTTCTATGTCAATGTGGTGTCTGCATGGATTAACGACGAGTCGGATAGACAGTCGTTCGCGAATCTTTTCAATCAGCCACAATCTCCGATGGCTGATGTTACAAACAGCACACAGAGGCTTGTAACTGCCGACAATTCGAAACAGGTTCCGCAACCTACCGCACCAGAACAGAAGCCTCCCGTCAACAATGCGAAGCGTGATCAGTTGGTAAGTGACAACTACGATCTGGTGAAGCTCGCTGTGCGTTCAATGGCGAAATGGATTGGCAGAGACCGTGACGAGGCGGAATCAGCCGCTCAATTGGCTTTAATGGAGGCTGCGGAGCAGTGGGATGAGTCTAAGGGAACACCATTCCGCCCATTTGCCATGATTGGAATGAAGCGGGTATTGAAGAACAGCAGTAGGCTGACTAAAGATCGACGCATCACACAGAACGTCTCTTCAGATGAAGACGGCAATGATCCTCTTCAGAACATGGCTGGCGGCAATGATCGCAGTGAGCACAACGAGAAACTGAATCTGGTTCGTGATGCTCTCGATTCTCATCAGGCGAAGAATCCTGCTGACACAGAGCGTGAAAAAGCACTATTCATGGACTGGTTCACGGGGATTCAAAAATCTGAAGGAATGAATCAGGCCCACTTTGCCCAGAAACATGGCTATAACTCTGCTCAGGCAGCAAAGCACGTCGTTGATCGTATTCTGCAATCTCTGCAGGATCGGATCATCTATGAGGCTCCCACTGCAGATATCGGCAAGGATCGATATGAAGCAGTTCGCTGGCTTGTCACTCAGTATTCCGTTGCTGTGCTGCAGTATGAGCAGAAGGAACGGTATGAGCGTCGGTTGAATCGAGTAATTCGGGAAGCGGCAGACAAGACTCATCCAGAACCGAGTGACGAGCAGGTTCAGGCCGGAAACTATCGCAAGGGTAGTTTCCGGTGGAATGGAATGCGGTTTGTGATTGAAAACCCTGTCGGCTCAACACGTCGCGGTGTGTCCGATGATGGCAAGGTATGGAAAAACACCATGTCGGCCCACTACGGGTACATTAGCGGGACGACAGGCAGCGACGGTGATCAGCTCGACGCATTCATGGGGAAAACTCCAGAATCCGATCTAGTTTTTGTTGTGTCACAAATTGACCAGAAGACTGGGCAGTTTGACGAAGAGAAGGTCATTCTCGGCTGCACCAATGAGAAGCAGGCGAAGTCTCTATATCTGTCGCATTACCCGTCTGGCTGGAAGTGTGGCGAGATCAAAGCCATGCCGATTGGCCAGTTTAAGCAGTGGCTGAATGGAGAATGCTGCTGATGTCGCACTATGAAGAGTATTTCGACGAGTCGTGCTATCAGATTGCAAAGTCTGAAATCGAGCGATACACAACTGTTGACTCGTCTGTAGATCCTGACCGGTACGGAATCGGCGGGAATATCCTGCGAGTTCTTCTTGCTGCGTTGGCTGCACATGCTCTGTCAGGCGACACGGATGAGGCACAGGCGAAACAGGCGGATTCACCCTCAATTTCCAGTCAGCCATTCGAGCAGTTGCATCCACGAGAAACAGTCAATGCAGGCCAGAAACATGCTGGTCAGTTTGCTCCAAAACCGAATGCACAGCAGTCTTCACCGCTGCCCCAAACAGAATCCTCGGTAAAGCCTGCCCCGCAACCAGCAGCACTTTCGGATAGCGATATTCAGCAGGCCATTCAGAGACGGCGTCAGCAGGATCATCTGACTTCAGCGGTAGCGGAAAAGTGGCACGGAAAGACAACGCCAAATGCGACAGAGTTATCTGGAAATAATGAACACGGAAATGCGGATGATAGAGTATCGACGCCAGAGAGTGTCGGTGCTGTCGAAGATAGTGACAGCACAAGCTCAGAACCCGGCAGAGATTCGGCTGGCGAAAGTGATGTGGGATCGGTTCCAGAAGCCGGACAGAGTGACACTCCACCAGCGATTGACGGACCTGTCGATGTTTCAGACAACGGACATGATCGAGAACTAGACGACACGTTCGATCCTGAAGAACTGGAACAGTCAGTTCCTGAACAGCCGGAAGCAGCAGGCAAGCCGCTTAAGAGGTCTGATGTCGCAACAAAGTTTGATGGTAACTTCGACGCATTTGATCAGGCGAAGAAAGACCGCGAGTCACTGGTTCGGCAGAATCGGAAGTGGACGAAAGACGTCGAAGAAAACCCTGACCGCAACATCGACGAGATTGCTGCTGAATACGAAATGGATCCAGCAGAATTGCGAGCACATGCTGAGTCTATGCAGCAGTGGGAGCAAGATGAATGGAACCGTCGTGAGCAGGTGAAGACGCAGATTCGGAAAGCATGGGGAGTGCATTCCGGAACGCTTCGAGACATGGAGAATAAAGGGCTGGATCACAACAGTCTGAAAAATGCGGACGGACTGTACGGATCTTTGGACACCGCACTGCTACAGGAACATCTCGGCCCTGACGAACATTTATGGGCTGATAAAGCATGGTCGATGCTGCGTGAGGACCAGACCCCAAAACCGGGGATGCATGATAAGAACTGGCTCCGTGGTATTGCGGAGCAGGCGTACAACAAGCAAATGACAGACATTGCGTCTTCTGACGAGCCATATTTCTATGATCCGGGAGAAGACGATTTCGGCAATAAAATGCCATTCAGCCGGAAATCCTTGGGGTTGCTGGTAGATCGGTATTTTCAGGTCCATCGGGAAAAATATAGGCGATCAACTACCCATTCTACTGGTGCTTTCTGGACATCACTGGATCGCTGGTTGTAGAATGTTGCAACCAACAATGTTCAAAGGAATGAACAATGCTAACGCTCAGTGCAGCAATCACTGGAAACACGGCTGGATCAACGCCGGTTGAATGGCTTAAATCCCGTGGTGGCCATGATTATGCGGTTGTATCGGCATATGGCTCAACGTGGGGCGGGGCATCTATTGCCGTTCAATACTTGGTAGATGATGCCGACACAACGAACAGTTGGATTACCATCGCCACGCTGACCAGTGCAGCACCATTTGCAATGCGGCAGTGTCCAAATGGCAGTTATCGTATCGTGGTAACTGGTTCGACGACTCCCTCTCTCAAGTGCGTTATCAAGCCGTTCTGAAAGGAATCAAATGGCTGACCTTACTATCACGGCTGCGAGTGTATTGAAGAGTGCGTCAGCAGGGCAAACCGCTGGAATTGCCGGAGCTGCAATCACTCAGGGCCAATTGCTTTACGTGGACACCACCGACAGCAATAAAATGAAACTCGCTGATGCTGATGCGTCTGCCAGTTCGTTTGTGTCGGGAGTGGCATTGACCGCAGCGGCTGCTGGTCAGCCTGTTGTGTATTTGACCACTGGTCAGTATACAGTCGGGGCTACGGTTGCTGTTGGAGCGGCATACTACGTTTCCACGACAGCAGGGGCGATCTGCCTTGAGTCTGACCTGTCGACTGGTGATTTCGCCACCTTCATTGGTTTTGGTGTCAGCACAACGCAGATTGATTTTCGGCCACTGCCGTCAGGGGTCGCAAAGGCGTAACGGAAAGGGTTCTCACCATGATCGACTTCATTCTGTTCGCGATGGCGGATTCTGACACTATGAAGGTAGTTTCTGGAGTTGGGGCTGCTGGCGTAGCTGCGGGGACTGCCATGTGGACGGCACTGAGAATGTCACACAATCGAAACATCAAGGCGTTGTGTGATGCTCACCAGCAGACTCTGGAACGAGCAGAGGAATGCGAAGAGGATCGAAAACTGCTTCACGGCAGATTGAATGAGCAGAGTGAACGCATTACACACATCAGTACTCAGCTTGGTCGATTGGAAGGCAGACTTGGAGGAGGAGAGTGACACGCACTGCACTCATTGTCACCACATGCGTGATCATTCTTGGAATCTATGACTTGGTGATTGTTGCTACCAATGGTGTTGATCAGTCAATCAGTCGGTTTTTGCAAGATACGGCCTTCGGTTCTCCGCTGATTACTTTCGTTTTTGGTTTTGTCTGTGGTC